CCATAGGGATGAACGTTATTAATATTTACCGGAAAGTTTTGTATAAAGGACTACCGTTCTATATAACTTAGCGTATGATCGGTGGCATATAACTGCTGAATGATTATATCGCAACCAATCTTTGGATTACAGTCGCCACAAGTATATACATCTACTGCTGCTTTACCTTCCTCAGGCCAAGTATGAATACTGATATGACTTTCAGACAGCAGACAGATTACGGTAACTCCTTGTGGTTCAAACTTCTTTGAGATAGTCTGAATCACAGTAGCACCGCTTGCTGCTGCTGCGTTTTCTAGTAAGTCTATAAGACAACGCTCGTCGTCCAAAAGGACAAACGAGCATCCATACAAGTTAAGTAGGTAATGCTTTCCCATTACAACGGATTCTCCTCTGCTTCTTTAACTAATGAACTCACAATCTGTTCTGTGCCGTCTATAGTTTTGATAGCATACAGAGATGATTTTTGATATTTTTTAATTTTCTTATATTGCTTTATAACCTGATCAATATTATCTAGATCAATAGTAATATTAGCATCTTTTCCAATTCTATTTTCTTTTCCTTGCCCACCAAATCCAGCACTCATTTTCTTTTCTTCTTTTCAGGTTGTTTGATACCCCAAAGTTTGGGGTTAGTTCTTCCATATCCAAAACCAATCTTTTCAACTGCTCCTGGTCCAAACCTATCATAATACATATCAAAAATACGAACTCTTGTTCCTCTTACAAGGTCAATATATTTTTCACCATTAAGACTATACCAAATCAAATAGGCATCATTTGGAAAGGAAGAATCTTTTGCTTTTTCTATTGTGGTTTTTTCTAAGAGGATATCACATCCATATTCTTGAGGCAGAACTTTTTTTTCTTTTCTTGAAGTATCTGCCATTTTCTTTTTCTCCTCTAGAACTACTGTCATGAACGACCTCCCCATCGAATGTCAGGATATGCTTCCTTCACATTTTCAAAAGTTATTTTATATTTATTAGTCAACTTTTTATCTTTAGTAAGAATTAATACTTCTGCTTCTTTAGGGTGCAGACCTTGCAAAAGATTAATAAACATCATCTCTCTACGAATAGATGAGAGACTATTGTTTCCACCTTGGACATAGTGGTAAAGGTTCTCATATTCTTTGCGGAGAGATGTGCGACCTCTCCCTTGGAGATCCTGAACCGTTGCGGATTCGCCACCATCTGCTTCTCTAGAAAGATTCTCTGAAAGAGTTCCAGAATAAACATTCTGATCTTTCAAATCTCCATAAGGAACATCGCCATCTGGAAGAAGAGAAATTACACTTTCGTCAAAATTCCACACAAACACAGTCTTCAAAGAAAGATGTTCGTAGGTTTTAAGAACTTCTACTTTCTTAGCATTACTCCTTTGCTTTGAAGCAAGCTCTAAAATTTCAAAAATAAAGGGATTTGTGGGAAGAGTTTCAATCGGTTTTTCAGTCGTTGTCCTCTTCGTCTTCGTCGTAGTCATAATCGTAATCGTTTTCAAATCGTACAGATACTATTTCGTCAGGAATTACCTGGCCATTTTCATCAAAGAACTCTGGATGTAAGTAAGGAGGTCTTGACTCTAACAAATGCCTATAAGTTAACCAACCTATTATACCACCTGTCATAAAAAAGAGCAAAGTGAACATTATCGAGAATGTTATTACATATGCCGTTTCCATTTGTTTTCTCCAGAGAGTTTATTTTTTCCTAACATCAAAGTGAAATTCAACAAAGAAATGAAACTCTCTATGAAAGAGAGAGATCATTTTACCAAACTTCACTTGAAAAGTTTTTGGTTTTGATTCTCTCCTCCTTTTATTCCTAAGTAATAACTCAACACCTCTATTAATTTGAGGTTCTGATTTATTTAGTTTGCTTCTTCCTTCTTCCTGGTCTTCTGTCATGACTATATCTCCAGGCATCTTCAAGAATACCGTAAAGGTAATTTCTTATTTTTCTTGCTTGTGGTTTTGGAATGTGTCCATAACCTTCACGAAGTTGCTTATGAATTTCATCAGACCCACCTTCAAGATAATCATCAAGATCCATCACTAAATTACTGATCTCACTTGCAGTAGAACTTTCAATAAACTCTTCAACTTCTATTTTTTTAGTTCCACGAATTTTTAAATAGTCATAAAATTTTAAAACAAACTGCCCCTTAAAAGCATAATCAATTGCTTTTTCTACATCACCACAAACTTCGTGAAATGTGCTGCTCATTGAACTAGATTTTGCTCCTTCAAATATTGGACTGTATCGGTGCATCCACCAATATGTTGATCATCTACAACTACTTGAGGGAAAGTAGAACCTTCTCCAAATTCCGCATAGAATTCATCGCGAGTAAAGTCTGTATTTAATTTGTAAATAACATGTTGTAATTGCGCCAACTCCAACACCTGTTGAACTTTTGTGCAATATGGGCAACCGTCTTTTGAATAAACTGTAAACTTCATAACTTTTTGTTAATATTTTTTATATATAAGAATAAATTTTTTATAATAATTTTAAACAATTCTTTGAGAGTAATGTAGATATAGTGCCACTCATCATAATAAGTAATATCTGCGTCTCTCACAAGAAACTTTAAAGTAATCATACAATTACAGGTTGTTGTTTATTATCAACAAGTCTCAAAGGTCCAGCATCAGGTAGTTGTTCTTTTCTTGGAGCACAACCATTTTCTTTTACGTTTGATGTGGTAATGTTTGATGTAGGAAGTACTTTTGGAACTTCTACATCCACAACGGGACCCATAAGAAATTTATTTTTTGTAATAGTTCTATTCTGAGGATCAAATGAAACCATCATAAGAGCATCAGATTCTTCAGCACAATCAGCAATCTTTTTACCAGTTTTAGTTTGAATTACTGAAAAATATTCTTCATTATACTTTTTCATTTTTAGAATTCTTTTGCTCATTGTAGGTCTTTTTTGGTGTTCTGTAAAGACCAGGCCAAGTGTTTCTAATAATCTCTGCGAGTTTATAAGGTGTCTCCGAACTAATCATCTAACGTGGTGTCCATTAATAGCATTTTCCCAATCCTCGTATATTTTTCTGAAGTATGTATCCACTTCTGCCAAACTATCTAAGTGGACGTTACACACATAATTATGATCATCACACCACTGAAGTGCAATTTCGTGAAATTTTTGTTCACTTATAACTCTATTGACGCCATACAACCTGGAAAATGACGACATTACAAAATGCCAACATTGTTCTTCAGATTTCATTTTTCATTAGACTTAATAACTTCCTCCCAATCCTTCTGGAATAAATCAAGACCCTTCTCAGTCATAATGTTCTTATACATTCCCCAGAATACTGTAGGAGGAATCGTAACTACATCAGCGCCATTTAGGGCAGATTGTTCTACCTGTCTTACGTCACGAAGAGATGCAGCAAGAATTCTTGTATGTGTTCCTGAATAATCAAATGCTTTACGAATGTTTTTAATAAGTTCAATTCCATCAATTGAATTATCCATCCAACGACCAACGAATGGTGAGATATAAGTTGCTCCTGCTTTTGATGCTAGAATTGCCTGAGCAACTGAAAACACAAGAGTTACATTAGTTTTAATACCTTGGTTTGATAAAAACTTACAGGCTTTCAGTCCCTCCACAGTACAAGGAACTTTAATTGTAACTTTTGGCGCAATCGTGTAATACTTTTTTGCCTGAGAAAGCATTTCTTCTGCAGTATCAGCAACAACTTCGGCAGAAACACTTTCTAGTTTTGGAAAAGACTTTGATATTTCTTCAATAACTTCTTGGAGTTGTCTACCACTTTTAAGAATCAAAGTGGGATTTGTAGTAACTCCATCCAATAGTCCAGTCTCATATGCTGAACTAATCATTGAAACATCTGCGGTATCTAAAAAGATCTTCATATAAAAGTAAGAACTCATCACTAATTATAATAAGTTCCAATTAAGATGTTAGATTTTGTTATGAATTGAAAATATTAATATTTTTCAAGGGCATAAATTCCGTTTTTTTCCACAATCGCAGAGCAAGTATCCACAAAGTCTCCACAACACATATAGGTGATTTTGCCAAAGTTACGGATATTTGCCGAATGTATATGCCCACAAATCACACCAGAATACTTTTTATCTCTTTGGGCACAAAATGATGCAATATCCATCTCATATTGATTAATATAATTTTTTCCTCTTACACTATTT